AACTTCTGTCCGAATTGCGGACGGAAGATAGTGGAAAAGCCGGTGGACCCGTTTGACGAGGAGGAGGAATAAATGCCACTCAAAAAATCAAAAGGCAATATGTATCCCTGGGTCACACACACGCACGCGCACCTGGGCGGAGAGTGTCCGCATAAATGCTCTTACTGCTATGTGGATGATCCCCGATTCGGCCGGCCGGAGAAGTTTTGCGGGCCGTTGCGGTTGATGGAGGAAGAATTCAAAGTGAAGTACGGCCTGGCGAAGATCATATTTGTGGATCATTGCAACGATCTATGGGCGGAAGATGTGCCGACGTGGTGGATCGGGCGGGTACTGATGCATTGCAGGACGTGGCCTTGGAATGAATATGTGTTTCAGACGAAGAATCCGGCGCGGTACCTGGATGCGATCGCGGCGATGCCAAAGCGGTCCCTGCTGGGATGCACGATCGAAACGAACCGGGATATTCCGGAAACTATATCGCAAGCGCCGCGACCGCAAGAACGCGCGAAGTACATGAAACTGTTGAAAGGAATCCGGCCGCTTTTCATAACGGTAGAACCGATCCTGGATTTTGACGTGCCGGTTTTAGGGCAATGGCTGACGGAGATTGATCCGGACTTTGTGAATATCGGCGCGGATTCAAAAAGGCATGGGCTTCCGGAACCTTCGGCAGAGAAGATCGGGGCGCTGATTGACGTATTGAACGCGGAGGGGATTGAAATCCGTACGAAACACAACCTAGGGAGGATACTGAAATGAACGCATTAATTAGTCTGCGGCATATTTTCCGAGGCCTATGGGAGTTGATAAAATTCGAATGGGCGATGCGCGACATTCCACATCGCGGAAAATACGTGAACATCGGCCACCGGCGAACATTGAAATGGTTTCCCGATAAACCAAACTGGAACGATCCTGAGAAGTTCGCCAGCGAAGTTATAGATATCGTGGAAATGTTTGGAACACAAAGCCGGCAGGATGCGCTTGAACGTTTAGAAAGAATTGAACAACCCCCGAGGGCATGGACGCACCCGAAACCTTACATCGAGGATAATCGCCCGATACCTTTCGAGAACGGGGAACGCATATCTATATCGCCAGGCAAACCACTTCCAAAAGGGAAACATCGTCTTTTGAAACACGTCTCAACCAGGAAAAAGAAACGCAAAGGAGGCTCACATGGACATCGCAGAAGTCATTGAAGTTATCAAGACCACATTGACACGTCGTGGCAACGGAACAAGTGAAAAGTCACCAATTCGCGTCATAACCCAGTACTGGTCAAAGGAAGGAACACTGTTGGCGGAACATGATCCAGTACTGGATAAGGCAAGCCTTATTCAAATGTTGCAAGACGCGGTGGGAGCGCTTGGGGGATTGACGGAACTGGCGAAAGTTTGCCCGGAATTAGCGGGTGAACTTCGCAGCGAGTTAAATATACCTGACAACATAGATTTGGCGAGAGGTGGGGCGAAATGAGCAAGATTATCGGACATGCGCGAATACCGCCGCCGAGCTGGGAGGACATCCGGGCGGAAGCCGCCATATCGGGGACGACGCCCGAAGTGGCCGGAGAGAAAATTATCCGGATGCAGAACAAGCAGATCGAGCTTGAGGCAATGGATCCATTGCGGAACGGCTACGAGCCGCCGATCTGGCACGTATGCGACGCCTTGCTGGGTTGGCCATGGTGTTACGACCGGCCCTTCCTCAAACAATGCAGAACTCGACTGCCGGCCTGCAGGGACCTGAAAACCGACCGGGAAGTATGGGATACGTTCTGCGAACTGATGCGGAAACATCTGAAGTACGAGCGCGCCATCAAGATGCTGTTGATCCTGGGCGGAAATCGAGGAGCGAAATCGGAGTATGCGGCAAAACGCGGGATGATGATGGTGACGGAAAAAGAGAATGCGCGGATTTACGCCATGCACATGAGTGAACCGCGCAGCAAGAAAGACCAGCAACCGCTCTTCTGGAAATACATGCCGGCGGAATGGCAAGTTCAGATTGCGAGTCTGGTTGCGTATATCAAATACAAGGAGAAGACAGGATTCGCGGAAAACAGTTTCATCACGTTCAACGGCAGTTCGGGCGGGTTTTTGAACTACATGCAGGATAAGGACACGGCCCTGCAGGGGATGGAAGCGGACCTGGTGTTGCCGGATGAATTGATGCCGGCGGATTGGGTCCCCGACCTGGAATTGCGTCTGGCAACCAGAGCCGGCAAGGCCATTGCAACCTTCACGCCAATTCACGGCTACACGCCGACCGTCAAGATTTTTTGCGACAGCGCCACGGTCGTAAAAACCATTACCGCTTTTTTATGCCCCAGGGACAGAGGGGCGGCGGATGAAGCGCAGGCCCTGCATTTGACCCAAGAACAATACGACGAACTATGGAAGTCCGTGGACAAGCGCAGGGCGGCGCTGGCGCCGCAAAGTCAACCGGAAGATGTGCTCGCCTGGCTTGAACCAGACGACGGACCCTTCGACGCGGCGCAGCGCCTTGCTCTGGGCGGGCGCGTGTTTGACCAGGTACCGCGGGTAATGAAATGTGTTGATCCACGCAAAGCGGTTGTCTTTTTCAACCCGTCCGACAACCCATACGGCAACCCAAAGGAAGTAGTTGCCGATTTACGCAAGAAGTCGCGGGCGTATGTCCGGGAACGGTTTTACGGGATGGCGGAGAAGACGATCAGCGTGATGATCCCGAAATTCACCCGGAAAATCCACGTCATACCGGCCAGCCGGATCCCGGCGGAGGGAACGAACTACTTTTTCATGGATCCCGCGAGCGAACGGAACAGTTTTATGAGCTGGTTCAGGCGGCGCGGCAATGACGCTTATCTTTACCGCGAATGGCCGGGGAAATACTACATCCCCGGAATAGGCATTCCCGGTCCCTGGGCGATCCCCAGCGGCCGCAAGGACGGGTTAAACGACGGCGACCCGGGCGAAGGCCAGAGACCATCCTTCGGATTCGGCAATGCGCGATACAAGTTTGAAATAGCCAGGCTGGAGAGGTGGGAGGACTGGAAAATATGGAAAGAAACAAACATCGAATGCCCGGCGGAAGACGGATACCCAAACGAGGACGACTTAAAGGAATGGGATACTCGGGATGAAGAGGGCAATCCGGTCAGGGCGGAAGAAATTATTACCATGCGGTATGTTGACAGCCGAGCGGCCAGTTCGCCAAGGATCGAGAAGGACCGGCCGGAAACATTGCAGACACAATTAGACAGTATAAATCTTTTTTTTAATTTAACACCCGGAGCGGACATTACGGATGGAGTGAACGCAATCAATTCGGCGCTGGATTACGAACTGGACCCGTCTTCGCCAGAAGGCTTCGCCGCGGCAGGCGAACCAATATTCATCAACCCGGCCCACTTCTTTATATCGGAGGAATGCGAAAATTCGATTTACGCTTTTGAGAACTGGATGAATTCAACGGATGGCCAGAACGGGGCATGCAAAGACCCGATTGACCTGGCCAGGTATTTCTTTACATCGGAATGCGAAGACATAGGGCCGCAAGATTATCAACCCCGCGGCGGAGTATCTTACGGCCGGAATCCGGGATCCGCGAGCGTGAATCGGGTTTATCGGGGAGCGAGGAGGTTGCCGAGATAGGATTTATGGGACGGATGGGACGAATCGGACGGATCATCATTTTAAGGAAGGAGGCGCTAATGGGAATTCCTGAGACAGAGTATGTTCGCCGGAAGGAAATTTTCCAGTGGCTGGGAATCTCATGGTACAACCTGGACCAATGCGTGAAGGCCGGGTTGATCCACCGGTATATTTTGCCAGGGCAAAAATATGGGCATTATTTAACGAAGGAGATAGTCAAGGTGTTCACGAAAGGAGTCAGGTATGAAGATATGGGACTGGCTAAGGTCAAGGTTAAGAAAAAGAAACGTTGAAATCACCGTGGCGGAAATCTTCCGGCGAACGCCAACAATGCCGGCGGAAAAAATACTGGAGTGTATGGCGGTGGACCCGGACACGCCCTTACTGGTGGCGATACTCCATGTGTTGAAAGGCATCGAGGAGATCGAAAACGAGAATGTCGCGGCGATCGGGATCCCGAATGCGGATCGGACATTCTATGCCGGCGGGATCAGCAAGATCGTGGAGGCGCAAGGTGTGATCATTGACCTGGTGAAGAAAGGAAACGATGCGAAACGCGGCATAAAATCGGACGGCGGACCGGCAATCGCCAGTAGACGCCAGACGACAGACGCCGGATTACGGAGCAGATTTGTCAGGATCGGGGAAAAGCCACAGGCAGGATAGGACGTATGGGACATATCGGACGAATCAAAGAGAGGGGGTGAGGAAAAGTGGACTTAAGCGAATATGAGATCAAGCTGGCCGAGATCGAAGTGCAGGAGGCTTCGCTCAATCAGCAGGAAAAAGCCATTGCATTGCAACGGCTGCACCTGGACGCGCGACGGAAAGCGCTGAAAGATGCTCGGAACGCACCGCAACAAGCGCCGGCGAAACCGGAATAATTAAAAGCACATCACCCTGCGTAATGCGGGGTAATATTGGAGAAGAAAAGGCCTTCGGGTGAAAACCCGGAGGCCTTTTTTGTGTTTAGAGGGTCAAAAAGCCGGACTAACGAGACCGAAATTGTACGAATCGTCCAAATTGAGGATCCGACCATTGCGCGGCGGATCACATCATGGGATTTTAAGATCGCAAAGGGCGAATACTGCCGCGCCTGAAAACAAATTGGCAGGGAACCTTAATGATGAGGAGAAAACATCATGGCGAAAGCTCAAAACACGAATACAGCAAGTGCGGCGGCGGCGACCGAAGGCGGCACCAATGCCGGAAAAGCTGGGATGACAGTCGAAGAACGGTTAGCCGCACGTGGCGCACCGCCAGCGGGTGACGAAGCCGGCGCGGGTGATGAATCCGCCGGTGATGAAGGAGCCGCAGCCGGTGACGAAGCCGCAGCGGGTGACGAATCCGACGGCGACGAAGAAGCCGAAGCCGGCGACGAAGCCGCAACGGGTGATGAATCCGCCGGCGACGAAGCCGCAACGGGTGATGAGGAAGGGGAAATCAAGGATGGCGAGGTTGAAGGACTGAGCCCGAAAGCCCAGGCCAAAATCAACAAGCGCATCCACGCCCTCAACATCAAGCGGAAGAACGCAGAAGCGAAGGCCGAGCAGACCGAAACGCAACTCACGGAACTGGGCAAGAAAATCCAGGACGCGAGCATCCAAGCGGCAATGAAGTTGGGATTCGATCCGAACTACATCAGCGCCGAGGAAGCGAAGACGCTGAACCGGGTGGAGCAACTGCGAGCATGGAGGAAATGGCTACGGGCACACCGCGGCGAAGCATACGAAGGAAACGGAACGAAAGACGATCCTTCGATGAGCGTTGCGGAAATAGCGGAACGGGAGGCGGCGGTTGAGGACGAACTGATGGATATTGGCGGGGCGGCGCGCACGTTGGCACTGGAGAGGATGGCCTTGAAGGACGCCGATGCCGCAGTCGGGCGCAAGATTCGCCTGGCGGGCGCCGGCAAAGCACCCGCGAACACGCCGCCAAAGAAAGTGAATCCCAAACCGCCGAAACTGCCCGGAAGTGACGGAGCCACACGCCGACCGCCAGTAAGCGCCGCGGGCAAAGGAAAACCGGTATTCGACCAAGCGGAATTCAACAAAGCCGGGGGCGATAAAACGGCCCTGGAGCAAGCATACCAAAAAATATACTGAGCTGATTAGCCTGGAGCCGATCAGCTTTTTAACTGAAGGAGTAAGTGCTATGGCGGGAATTTATGAAGCTGATCAAGTTCTCAAAGTAGCAGAAGTCGGGGACACAATCTTTATCGCTCAGAGCGATAAGGTGCCGTTCTCGCGTCTGCTGAAACGCG